CCTCTGGCCGTACATGTATGAAATTGTTAAATCAAAGAAACCCACTTGGGTCATTGTCGAAAACGTTGGTGGCTTCGTCAATGTGGCACTCGATGATGTGTGTCTTGACTTGGAAACCCAAGGTTACGCCACGCAATCGTTTATTATTCCAGCTTGCAGTGTCGAAGCACCCCACAAAAGAGATCGAATCTGGATCCTCGGAAAGCTTGTGGCCGACTCCAAGAGCGTCCTCAAGGATGGCGTATCACGAAAGCCCAGCTCCGAGCATGATCAAGGGGACACACGGCTGGAGTCTGAACGCAGCGATCACGGACGCATCGAGCGAGGAATCGCACAGGATGTGGCCAACGCCAAACTCGTCTCCAGCGACAGCATCTCAGACAGTGGAAGCAACACAGAAGCTACAGGGCAGGGACAGGAAACAGGGACAGCTGATGGAAGCAGTGGTCGACAGGATGTTCCCAACGCCAGCAGCCAGAGACTGGAAGGACACAGGGGAGAACACGGACTACGAGGCACTAGCAAAGAAGAGCAAGCTAGCAGGCGCAGTGAAGAGCAAGATGTACCCAACCCCAAGGAGCTCAGAAATTATGAGCATGACAATGGAGAGCGCACTCAACAGGATCGAGAGCACAGGGTATCACAGCAACTTAGAGGAGAACGTGGCTTTGAAGGAACAAAACAAGATGTGGCCGACACCGAACGCCTCGGACAACAGGGACAGAGGGAACCTAAGCGACCCAGCAATACAACGCAGGATAGCGATGGGCAAACAGGTAGGCCTAACGATGGCAGTCAAGGATCAACCGGGCAAGGGCACACTGAACCCGGAGTGGGTGGAGTGGCTGATGGGGTATCCCCAAGGCTGGACCGACATCTCGGATTCGCAGTAGAGCCGAGCATCCCTAGAGTAGCGACAGGGATCCCTGAGAGGGTGAATCGACTCAAAGCATTGGGCAATTCAATCGTGCCTCAGATCGTATACAACATTGGCCTGGCTATCTTGGAAGAGGAGGAGAGAACAAATGTTGCTAAGTAAATCATGGGTGGCGTGTATACTCAGATGTATATCTGCTTGTGATAATGGTGTGTGTAAACGGCTGTGCAATGGGAAAAGGGCAAATTGCACATGCCCCTTGGGAGGGTGCAGTCTTATGCGATTTAGGGGTATGTGCGGTTGTGCAATTGCACATGCCTGCACATGCGCACATACGACTCTGAAAGGTGCATGGATACTGGTATGTGCGGCTGTGCGGCTGTGCATCTCTATAGAGAACTATAGAAAGGTGTATACACACACCTTATCTGTAGGAGAGATAGGTTCTCTAGAGATACAATTAATAAACAAATTTTAAACAGAGTTGTAAGGTAGAATATTTATATGAGCGATAAAAAAAAATTAACTAAGAAGCAAGAGGCCTTCGTGGACTTGATGGTGTATCAAGATTATAAGCAGACGAAGTGTGCTCACTTGGCAGGGTATGAGAATCCCGGTGTATCAGCAACTCGGTTGTTGAATCATCCAGAGTATGCTCATGTACAAGAGAAGATAAAATCTCTGAAAGCGATTCAGCGCAGGAAGAATGAGATTACTTTTGAGGGCATCGCAAGGAAGCTTGCAGACATTCGTGATGTGGCATTGGCGGATGGCTCATATGGACCGGCTGTGACAGCAGAGATTGCCAGAGCGAAACTTGCTGGGCTCATGGTGGATAAGAAGGAGTTGAAGATACATAAGATCGATAGCATGAGCCGGGATCAATTGGAGCTGAGGTTGAAGGAGCTGGTACAAGAGCATCAGATTGTTTTAGGCCAGGCTGAGGTGGTAGAAGAGGTGGATGAGGAGGATGTTATTCCAGATCAGAAAAGTCTAGAGAATCATCTTGGCCAGGAGATTGTTGAAGAGGCGCTGCTTGACGATGAGGAAGATCTTTTAGAGGCTTCAGCTTCCCATCTGCAAGAAGACGATTCACTTGAAGAGTAGCTTCGTCTAATTTATTTTGGCAGTATTGTTGGATCTTCATGCCTTGTTCGAAATCTGCGACTGCTGTCTCAAGATCTATCTCATCTGACTCAAGCTTGGCAACGATGCGTTCTAACTCTGCTAATCCTTTTTCAAAGCTCATGTTAGTCTTCTAGCTCTTCTGACTTAGTGCCAGAGCCACCGGGCAATTGCTCGACATCGAACCAGCCACATGGATAATTAATCATTTGCTTTCACTCATTTTAATTTCTTTGGGCTTGCTGTTTTTTTTGTCTCCTGCCCATGCATAACAAAAATAACTTTTGCATAAATAACATTGAATGTTAAAAATTGTTTTTTCTTTAGGCCTTCGTAAAAAAGTCTCATCCCTACAATGACTGCAATAAATATTCATTTGCCTTGACCTCTATATTTTTTACGCGTCTTGCGTTTGTTAGTGCCAGCACCATTGCTTAGTCTTGAATCACCGATAGATGTTTTCTTTTTGATGCTGTTGATTTGTTCTTTAACCCAGGTTTTAGCCATTGTTATTTTCCTCCCCTTTGGGGTTTAATTTTTCTTGAGATATAGATTTTAAATATAATTCTTGCCAAAACTTTATTTGATGCAAAAGATCTTTGTTTTGTTCAATAACTTTTTGTATGTCTACCTCTTTATCGTCTCCTTTAGTCACTGTTATTTTCCTCTAACTGTTTGTAAAAGTTTGCTACTGCCATGATCTCTTGCCATGTGCCATCACTCTTCATGGTGTTGGCTCTAGATGAGATAATTAAAATGTTTCCTTTGATGTAGCCTTTGTTGTTGTCAATGCGTTCAAGTGATGGTGAATTGTGAGAGCTTTCAACACCATGCACTAATTTAATTCCAAGCACCGGGCATTTAAAATCATCAGGCCATACATCCCATATGTCTTGTGCTTTGAGTGTGCAAGGAGGCCAACCTCTGTCCAATGATCTGCGCCTGGCACCTGATAGAATCTTATGCGCCCAGAACATGGGATTGTTTCTTTTGTTCTCGTTGTAGCATTCTTTACACTCTCTTCTAAAATTTGGTGCGTTCTTTAGCTTTCTTTTAGGAAAGCAGGTTGAATTTAATTGTTTTATTTGCTGACAGATAGTGCATCTTCTAACAATGAAACCACTCATTTGTCCATGAATATCATAATAATAAAGCCAAGCAGCGTTAGACACGATGCAACCACAGCTGCCCAGAGGACTGGCACATATGGACTTTCGCTTAAAGCAGCCATGCCGAGCTCAGTAAAATCTATCATGCTATCCTCCAAATTCTGTAGAAGTTTCCTTCATCTTTCTTGAAGGTAAACTTTCTATCTGCGAACACTGGCGTGTAGAAGTTTGGCCTGTATCGGTAGACTTCTTTCTTTGTTAGCTCTCCGATGCTATCTCCAATTTCTAATTGGTTTAATGCCTCACAAAAAGGTGAGTTGAATTTGCGTATTGGTACGTCTTTTTCTATTTTAAATCCCATGGTATCTCCTAGTGTTTGTTGGGGTTAATTTTGTTGGTGTTTATATTTACAACATTCCCTTTGTTTTCTGGAATGAAGTCAACATCTAATTCTGTTGCGCTTTCAGGCAGTACTATATTCAATGGCACTATCTCTGCGATAACTATTTCATTGCAATAGTATTGCTCTCTAAATTCTTGTGCCTCTTTGCTTGTAGTGAACGGTCCGAATCCTGTGCGTTGTTCCTCATTGGTGAATGGATCTCCATACTTGATGATCAAACACCATTGACAAGCAGGCATCTGCGCCTCAATACTCATGATGGATTTTCCTCTGCTATTTTCCTAAGGATAGCTTCAGCTGTTGCAGTTTCTCCCCGGAACATCACATCAACTAATTCATCATCTGAGTGTGGACTCGGTATGGTTTCAGTTTTGCGATCTGTCTTGAGGTATTCAATCAGCTGGCTGTCATCGTTGTATATGGTTGTATGCTTAACATCCTGGCCATTGTCTATGGATTCTCCCATACTAAACTTAACGCCCTTGCGCCAGGCATCTAGTCGATTCCTTCTGCGCACTTGATCTACTTTATCTGTGTGTTGTGTCATGATCTCTCCTGTCTCTCAACAATTAATATACACTTAATAACTATTTTCTTCAAACTCTTTTGCAGCCAGCTCTAAAGCTTCTGCGTCCTCATGGCCTAGGTCTATGTATTTTTGATACAAGGATTCCAGAATGATTTGGTTTCTATGACTACTCATATAATCTTCGCGAGTAATCTTCTGCGACCTCTTTATAATTTTCATCGTAAAAATTTTCTGTGCTTGCCCATTTCAT